CCAGATCCTGGAAGGTTTGCTCCATCATGTTAAACAGCCAGCCCACGAAGTAAGCCTCCGGCTCGTCGTTGTTCGGGTCCCACTCGATCCCCAGCGTGTCGCCGATGTAGTTCTTAACGTGGACGATCTCGTGGCTTCGCCATTCAGTCGGGCCTCCAGTGCGTCCAGTCGTTTGACCATTTCGGACATTTCGAACACTTCCGCGCCGTGGCGGATCATCTTCACCATAGACTCCGCCGCGTCGAACGGAAGCTCTCCCGCTGCCACCAGGTCCTCGATCTCGGTGATGCGCTCGGACGGGGTGGATCCGGTCAGTTCAAAGCAATAGGTCGGGCTGGTCGGCTTGGTGTAGGGGATTAAGCGGCTCATGATGTCGCGCATCATGGAACCGTCTACGAGGGCCATCTGGATCGCTCGCTGGATGAACATGTCCTCCGTGAGCGGGACCTCCACGAACTCGTCCACCATGATCGGCTCGCCCGTTTCGCTGTTCACCTTCACCTCGCCAGTGTTGGGATCGATGTCCTCGACCTTGCGCCCGGTGGCCTCCTTGATCCGAACCTTGCGGAGTGCTTCGAGGAGTAACGTCCGGTTCTGCTTCGCCCTGCCGCGTCGCTCCGGCTGGTTCTCTTTGGAGAAGCGGTTCCCCTTCTTAAGGTTCTGTTCGTTTGCCATGATGAAAAAATCCTCCGTTTATCGCCTGAGTGTCACAGGGTTACGCGGAGGATTATCGGCGGTTACGGAAACGTGATCAAGTTCGCTTGAACGAGAGATCCGGGCACAGGTGCATATTCTCGGCGGTTATGGGCCAGGGTGAAACCGGGTGATTAAACGCCAGCGTGTCGCGCTTCTTGGCGATATAGCCCCGGCTCTTTCCCTTCGTCGTGTCGGCCTCCAGCTTACGGCACAGCACACAAGCGCCGTTTGACGTGTACCGGGTGAAGTTCCCGCCGTGGACCTTGCACTCCGGCCCCTTGTACAGCTTGAGTTTCAGGAGTTGCGCTTCCGCCTTCGTGCGGCCCACCCTGCGGTCCTTGTCCATCGCCATCAGTCACAGCCCCCGGACGAGTAGCTGGAGGAGTCGCTCCCGCTGTCGTAGCTGCTGCTGCTGTAGTCGCTGCTGCTGGACTCATAGCCGGAGGAGTGGCTGGTGGTGTGGCATTCCGTCGGCTCGCTCATGGCTGGCGCGACGTGGTGGCGGTGGCTGCTGTCGTCCCAGTCGTTCAGCGGGTTGAGCGGAGACACTGGGGAGAGCGGGTTTAACGGGTTGAGGATGTGCATCGGGTCCGACGTCGGATCCTGCTGCGTACCGCGAGCCGCCGGGCGTGGGTCGTGTGCCATCTGGCGGGCCATCGCCACCGATCGCGGGTCCTGCTGCTGCGCTGCCTTCTGCGCCTGAGCGATGCGGTCGCGGTAAGCCTGGCCGCTGAGGACTTCGCCCACTGGCTTCTCTTTGCAGGACTGGCAGATCCAGAAGGCGTCCGCGCTCTCGGTCCACTTTGCGCGGGCCTGAGCGCCGCACGTCCGGCACGTCTTAAACTTTGTGATTGACATTGTTCGATCTCTCTTGTGGGTGGAAACGGCCCCAACATATCGCCGGGGCGTACATCATGCAAGCGTTATCTTAAGAAGGTAAGCACGAACCACAGCAGGGCGAATAGCCCGAACATCATCAGGATCCCGCGACATATCTCGCCGATCGGGAACGTTGGTTCGTCCGGTGGGACTACAATCACCGCGCCCCTCATAAATTCCTGCTTCTGGCGGTGGAACTCCGCCGGGGTCACTACGCGGTTATTGATCTGCACGTAGTAGGGAGGCCGCTCCGCCTGGCGATCCCCCCAGGTCCCGGCCCTCACTTTGCCGGGCGGTATGCCTCCACTTCGGACCATTCGACCACGGACGAGTCCAGGATCACGACGCCGCCGCTCTTGAGTCGTAGCTCCAGCTTAGTGTCGCGGTTGATATCCTTCGGCGCGTAGCCCCATTCCCACGTCGTCCAGGCCGGAGTCTGATCGCCAGTCTGCGGACGGTCCAGCAGGGCGTCCAGCAATGCCTCCGCCGTGTCCGGCCCGAAGCGGCTCCCGTTGAAGTCCACAATCATCTTGCGAACGGACTCGAAGCGTTGAGCGTGCCAGTGGAGGCTCTGCTCCAGTTCCTGGCGCTTACGCTCGGAGAACAGGTTCGCGAACTCTGCGGAGGTGGAGAGGTTGGTCAGGCGCTCCCGGCTCTCGTGTTCCCAGACCAGATCGCGGAGTGCTGCGGTCCCCATCTTGAACACGTTCCAGTTATACGGGATCCGCTTATCGTCGCAAGCCTTCACGTAACGGCCCAGCAGATCCACGCGCTGCTCGGCATCGATCGCCGCCTTGCGGTTCTGCTCGCTGTCGCTGGCCTTCTTGACCAGTTCGCGGGCCTTCTGCTCGGTCCATGCGATATGTTTCGGATTGCCATCGATCGGGCGGAAGTGCGTCGGCACGTCCAGCGCGTCCAGGATCTGGCGTAGGTTCACGTAATAGCCGTTCAGTTCTTCGTCCGCCTTGATCAGCGTCTGGATCCGCTCCTCCAGCGCCCGCTCGTGGGCCTTGTCGCGCCACTTCTCGGACTCGGTGAAGAATCGGGCCAGCGCCTCGTCGGAGAGGAGCGGGAGGTGATGGAGCGCCACGTCCGGCTCCGGCTTGAAGCCCTGCTCCATCGCGTCGCGGACGTCTGCGAGGTGGATCTGGCGGGTGGTAAGGCGTTGACGCTGTTCAATGGTCAGGCAAGCATAGAGTAAGCCCTGATCGTGTGAGTTCATGCTGTAGATCCTCTGGTTGGTTGAATGGTCGGGCGGCGTTGCTTCGTCGGTAGCCTCGGTTCGATGTCATAACTACGCGTTCTGCCTTGCGGCGAGTGGGTTATGTTCGGCCTCACGGTTGGGAATCCAGACACTACGATCCGGCCCCTGCGTCGCTCCTCTCCGGCTGCATCCTGCCGCCGCCCTTGAAACTAACTATACAGTGATTTATCAAATGTGCTTTAGCAATTCGTGCTATTCCATGCCGTCATAACGCCCGGCCTTGAAGATCGTCCCGTTGCGCCAGTCATGCCACGCGAAGTAAGGCCAGATAACCAGCGTCACCGCCAGCACGAGGACCGCCAGCAATGCCACGATGAAGGCCACGAGCGGGATCAGGGAGGGAGGGATGGCCCTCACCTCCTCCGCCATCTTGCGGCCCAGGTAGGCCGCTGCTCCGGCCTTACACTCCATGATGATATAAGCGACGCCCAGCGTCAGGTAAGAGGCGATCAGTTCGTAAAACATCAGTACATCCCGTTAGTGAGTAGGTATAAGCGCCCGCCGCGCATACGGCGAAGCATATCAGACGATCCCCAGCTTGGGGGAACGCGGAACATCGGCCCCAGGGTCTGGACGCCGTTCACGACGACCACGCTCCGGCAGTAGAGGCGGTTACGGTCACGGAAGGCGCGAAGCTGTCGCCCGGTCTGCGTCCCCTTCGGGTCCACGATGCGACAAAACACTGGCGGCTCCCCGTAGATCTCCGCCAGGTTGCGGAGGTGTGCGGCGCTGGCCTCTGCCACTGCCTCCTCCACCACGATCCGGGCGCATTGCTCGCACATCCCGGACTCCGTACCCATCGCGATCGGGGTGTGGCATCGCTTGCAGTAGGTGATCACCATTGGCCCGGCTCCTTCGGATCGCGATAGCCCATGATCAACGCTTGCACGACGTCGAACACGTCGGCCCTGATCGACTCGTGGAGGAACAGCCCGAAGTGGCGACGTTGAACGCCGTCGGAGAGGTTCCAGTGTTGCAGGTGGTAGGTATGGATCAGGACGCTCCCCGGCTTGCTGGGTGCTGAATAGTCCGGCTCATACTTCATCTGCTCGTGATCAAGCTCCTTGATGATCACGGTGTCTGGCGTGACGGTGCGGCGGAAGCCATCGAACGGTCCGCCAATGAGTAGCGCCATCATGTACTCCGGTACGGCTGGCGGCTGGTGGTTCGGGTGGCGCGGGTGCATCGGGTGCATTGTAGATCCTCCCAGGATGCCCGGCTCTCGACCGGGCAGTGGTTGTTATGCTGGCAATTCGCCAACGTTGCGGGATGCCTTGAGCGCGTTCCAGAAGTCGAACGGGCCATTAGCGCGAAACGATTTGTTATGGCGTCCGAAGTTCAGGGAGCCACAAGCCAGCAATGGGCCAGTGTAGCCGATGCGGGTTAGTTCGTGGTTCGGGACGCACATCAGCGAGTCCATTGTGTACTCGCCGCGCTCGCCGTAGCGGTACGGTTCAGCCTGGACACGAACCGGGAAGCGGACGCCCTCAAAGCCGCCTACGCCGTTCTTCATGTAGTGGTCAGCGTGTAACAGTGTAATGGTTTGCATGGTAGATCCTCTGGTTGGCCCCGTTGCCGGGGCGCTGGTGGTTAGATGTTCGCGGCGATGAAGGCCAGGACTTCGCGGAGGTGCTTCTCGTCGCGGATAGTGGCTGGCAATTCCTCTTTCACGCTGCTGTCGAGGTAGATATTGCCATTCCATGTATAAGAGCCGTTCGGGTTGACCAGGTAGGAGAACATCCACTCACAATCATTGTCAGCTTCCCACACGCACAGCAGGATCTTTCCGTCGTCGTTGATATCTTCCATCGTAACGTCCAGGCCGCGCTTAACTGCATATTTTTTGGTGGTTGCGTTGACTGCTGTCATGGTCTTGCCCTCTGGTTCGTTGTGGGCGTCTCGTCGCCCGGTGAAAACATATTATCAATTATCACCGGGGACGTTTTAGCAATTCGTGCTATTTATCAAATATCACTTACCCAGTCGGACCTTGCGGACGATCGTCGCTGCCGTGTCGTAGGCGTCTCGCTGCCTGGGCGACACGCTGCTGTCCCGGAGTTCGACCAGACCACGCTCCAGGACTTCCAGCGCGGCCCAGCGCCCGGACAAGTCCATGATCACCTCCTCGGCGTCGCGGTCGATCTTGCCTGGCGGGTGTCCCTCCGCCATCAGCTTGATCTCCTCGGTGGTCATTGGCTTACGCATCAGCGCCCCCTTTCGGCCCCAGTTCGTTGTCGATAAAGTCCTGGGCCATCTCGTCCGCGCTCTCGTGGCGACCGTCTGCCGATGCCTGGCGAATGGCGTCGATCTGCTTCTTCCGCTGCTCTGCCAGGAAGCCGTCCACGCTCTGGGCGGCGAGCGCCTTCGCCTGGTTGTGGCTGTAGCCCTTCTTGCGGAACATCTCGAACGCCTTCTCCAGCAGTGAGGCGCGTTGGTTCGGGCCTACATACATATGCGAGACGTCCGCTACGTTCGATTTCTTGCCCTGTTCGTCGTTCATCATCATCTCCTCGTTTCCTCGTCGTCGTGACGGGCCTCACATCAGGCCCAGCATGTTAAACACGATCGCCGCCAGTCCGACCACGATCGCGCCGATGGTTGTCGCTACCATCAGGAAGTAATTCCACATTCCGAAGCGCTCGATCCAGACGTTCGATCGTACTGGTTGAACCTCTCCGATCGCTGTCCGTCTGGGGAATAAAATAACGTTGTTATCGTCGCTCATTTCGCATCACTTATCAATGATTATTTGGCGGGGATTTTGTCGGGGGTCACCCCCGATTTTTACCCCCCGATTTCCCCGCGACCGATTCGCTACTTTCCCCGTTACCGAATCACACGTAAATGATTGATTTGATTACAGTCGCTTGTCGGTAACAGTACACATAAAAAACTATGTTTTCGGCCTTGTGGGTTGCGGTAACACGTTACATCCCCCCCTATAAGGGGGGGTGTTACTCGTTACCAACACACGCCCCGGTCAAAAGTCATCAAGATCACCTCCGCCGGAGGTTGGTTTCCAGTCCGTGGATCGTGGCTGCTGTTCGCGGATCCCTCCCAGGAGTGCGGGCGCTTCCGTTGATGCGGTTAGCGTCTGATCCCCGGCCATTTTGATCACCATCGCTTTTTCGGTGGCGTACTTGAACGCGCGGGCGAATTGATGCTTATCCAGCGACGGGTCCGCGAAGTTCTTCGCCCACTCACGGAGCGCCGCCTTTGTGAGTTTCGGCGTCCTGTAGTTCTTGCTGGCGCGATCGTGGTTGTACTCGACCACGTAGGCCAAAAGCTGGAGCGCGTGTTCCTCCTGCTTGGTGCGACCTTTCTCCTCGCCCGCGTCCTTCTCCTCGGCCTTATCGGTCGGGACTGGCTCGACCTTGTTCACGACGACGAGCGTCCCCAGGTTGTCGCCGATCTCCCACGCTGCCGGGTTGTTCTTCGCCTCGTTGTCGAGTCCGGTCATGCGGGCCAGCGCGTCGCGCTTCATCTTCACCAGGTCCGGCGGGAGTTTCGCCGACTTCGTGCGCATGGCTCGCGGAGGTAACAGCGCACAGCCTTTCGCCTTCGAGTGTTCAATGATGAAAAGCTCCCGGTCCTTCGCGCATTTCTTCACGAGGACCTCAAAACCTGCGTTAGCCTTGAGAGCCGACGCGCCGCGCCCGCCGCGCTCCGTGTCCTTCCCGGTGTGGTGGATGATCATCACGGCACACTCCAGCATGTCCGCCAGGTCTGCCGCGTTCTTCATGAGGATCGCCGCCACGTTATTGTCGTTCTCGTCGAAGTCGCGCCCGCCTACCCATTCCGCGATCTTCCCGTCCTTCTTGACTGGCGTCTGTCCGACCTTCTGCCCGGCGGAGTTGGCGCTGTAGGTATCGATCACGATCAGGGAGAGGGGGTTCGCCTGGAAAAATGCGGAGTCCTTGATCCTCGCGCCGAACTTGCGGAGAAGATCCTCGCGGTGGAGTGGGACCTGTTGGCCCAGTACCCAAAAATTAGGCAAGTTCTCGTTCTTGTTCTGCGTGTACTTCCAGCCCGCGTAACGCTCACGGACGCCGTTCGCATCCTCCGGCGCGAAGTACATCACGGATCCCTGTCGCACTGGCAAGCCGCCGAAGTGAACGCCACGCGCCACGCAAAGGGCCATATGGAGGGCCGCAAATGTTTTCTTTGCGCCGGACTCGCCGACCAGGAAGCCCACGGAGCGCTCCGGGATCAGGTTCTGGATCACGTAATTAACGGGCTTGATCTCGTTGCCCTTGTTCAGTTCCTCCAGCAGGGGGTCCGGCTCGTCTGCCAGCAGGTCGGCGATCGCCTTGCGGTCCTTCTCGCGCTGCTTCGCCAGGTAAGCCTCCGCCCGCTCCTCCTCGGTCATTTCGGAGCGCTTGACCAGCGTCACCTCGTTATCCTTCACCGCGACCTCGTAGGCGTGATCGTCCGGGTTGTCGTCGTTGAATCGGTAATACTCCAGCTCTGCCGCTTCGCGTTCAGCCTCGATCGCCATCTGCCGGGCCACCTCCTCGTCCGTCGGCTCCGGGGTCTGGCCCATCCAGTCCGGGACGGGTTCGAGAGGCGTCGGCTCTGGGCGGATCATTTCCCTGATCTCCTGCTCGCTGCGCTCTGGCTGGTTGTCGTCGTCGTAGTCAATCACTGTTTAATCACCTCATGGTTGCGTTACTGGTCGCAATGTTACCCGCCCTTGTTACCACTGTAAAGTCAATTATTATCACGGTTGGGCTTTACATCATGGTAACGTTATGTAATATTGATTTCCACACAACGGAGGGCAATATGTCACTGTTTGATGATTCAAAACCTGCCGCCCCACTTCGGGCCACGGTTAAACGCAAGACGGCAATGGAGCGCCGCCTGGAGATTCTGGAGAAGATCCGCTCCACCGATCCCTCGATCATTGAGGCGATAGAACAGGGGAGAATGGATCCTTATCTGCCGACGGTTGAAACGCGCAATGCTTTTTGCGCCCTGCGACCATCGGAGCAAATATTCGCGGCGTTCTGGGACTGCCCCGGCGTCGATCGTAAGAAGCTGCTGGATCTCTGCCGACACGCCGGACAAATGGAACGGGCCGGACAATTACGGGACCTTAAGGTGGATCGATCGAAGCTGGCGACCACGGAAACAGGGTTCCCCCCAGGCGTCGAGATTGGCCCGGAGATGGCCCTCGCCGCTTTACAATGCAAACAAGCCATGAGGAAAGAGAGATGATCAGATATGTCGCAGTAACCGCCGTTAAGAATGGCGAAGAAGTGATCCACATCCCGGAGACGCTGATCGAGAGCCTGAGCAAGATCGACAACGGTCGCGCTGAGATCATCTATCGCGAATTGCGGGAGGATGATATTTCCGAAGTGTACAGTTCGACCACTGACTGGCGGATCACCGGGTACGCGTCGGAGAAGGCTTATTCCGTCATGCCTTACGACGACCTGATCGCCTGGTTAAATGGCCTCCCGGCTTCGCCGCTGATCCTGGACCTGAGCAAGGCCGAACAGGACAAGATCCGCCGGACGTTGAACGCTACCCAGCAGACGCTCGACGAGATCCAGCCACGGCTCCAGCCTGGCCCGACTGTCGGCCTGGACTCCGACGTGTACGCGGTAGTGACCATGCTCAAAAATGGCGAATATGGCGAACACTGGGCCGGGACCGAACTCGGCGGACGCCTGGAGACTGAGATCACTAAGCTGGTCGGGTCTGAGAATGAGAAGGCGAACCGCTTACGCCGGGCTGAGGAGTTGCTGGCGGAGATCCACCACTCGATCAAGAACGACGGCGGGCTGTTTGAGTTCGGACCAGACGAGCCGCTGGTGGCCCGGTTGACCGAATATCTTTACCCGGATCGCACGAATTGCTAAAAGCGATTTATCAAATGTTGTTATAGTTCTTTCACCGGGCGGCAATGGGTCGCCCACTACCGGAGAGATAACGATGGCAAACTTAACAATTCTTGTGAAAGGCGATCAGGAGCGCGGGCGTCACTGGTCACGTAACTTTAAAAACCTGCTCCCGGCGTTCGTTAACACTGGCAAAGTTAAGCGTTATCTCTCATGGAAAGCGCCGGAACTCACAGGCGAGGAGCCGGAACAGGAGGAGCGCGTGGACGAGTTCATGACACGCGGCGAATACGAACTTAACCGCCTGATCCACCGTAACAAGATCCGCGACGAAGAATATTATTAATCACCCGGCCCCTTCGGGGGCCATCCACCCAGGAGTCGAAGATGTCGAAAGTAACAGTAGTAACACGCTGGCCCACTGCCGCCGACGCACAGCAGGACGCGGAGCGCGTGGCCTCACTCATTCGCCACCAGTCCAGCGTCCAGTCCATGCCGATCCGCGTTCAGACATACGAGCGCGAGGAGAAGCTGGGCGGCGGGTTCGGGTATATCCTCACATGCGGACCAGTCTCGATCGTCTGCCGTAGCATCACACGTTACACGGCTTGTTATTCGCTGCCGGAAGGTCCTCGCGGGAACCATCGCGACGAGTTCGAAGCGGTCACGGCTGAGGCTGCGATCGAGGAGATGCGGGAGTTTCTGGAAGGCCGGATCAAACACGCCCGCCTCGCGCTGGCTGTCCTGTCCGGTCCTGCGGGATGATCCCGGAGAAGGTCCAGCGGAAGGCCGACGACATTCTGGCGCGGTACTATGCGCGGGAGTTGTCACCGAAGCGCCTCCGGGGTTTCGGCAAGGTGTTAGCGTTCAACGTGGGCTATAGCTGGCGGCTCGTGACGTGGGACGAGGGGGAAACGTGGGATCTACTGTCCCACGAGGAGTACAACAACAAAACGCGGGGCCGTCGTCAGCGGCTCCAGGTCAAAGGCAAGAGGTAAATATTATGGAACGTTTCGCACACTTATTTGAAGCACACGATCGCCAGGTTCTGGTCCGCAAAGGCGAGGACTCGGACGACAATCCGGCGATCTGCCTGGTCACTGAGATCCAGGGCGCGGAATTGTCGTTTAACCTGGTGTTCCACCCGGACGATCAGGCGATGGACGGGGAAGCGGCCTACACCGAAGCGGAAGCGGCCCGCGATCGCGGCTTCGAGGACGTGGACAAGCTGCGCCAGGCGGCGGAGGGCTTCGCTAAACAGTTAGCCGGGGCGGAGTCTCCTATGGACGCCTTGCGCCTTCTTTCTGGCAAATAACAATTACTTAACCTTTCATCTGAAAAGGGGCTTTGCGGCCCCTTGATTCCACATGCTACCCTTTTAGCGTTCACTCACTTGTTAAAAGGGATCCCTCCAATGTCTGAGCATACGACGCTATGGCAATTGTTCCAGCTATACCGCGTTGAGTTAGGTTATTCGTTCATCGCGGCATCGGTGGCGGTGTTCCGTCACTGGCAATTGCGCCACCCGTTCCGCGATATTGTCAGCGGCGGGGCGATCTGCGCTGCTGTCGCTTTCGGTATGAATAATATTTTATCATTCTTCGGGGTCGATCATGGCACCTGGGGCTATCTGGCTTCGGTGTTCCTGGGCTACGTGGGCGTAGAGACGGCGCTCGACTGGGCCAGCGAAAAGATCCCATTCCTGAAAAAAATCCGCGCTACTCCGGCGCACACTAACCACGAGGATCAGACCGATGGCAAAATTTGAAGTCACGCCCCAGCGTAAGGCATTCCTGGACGCGATCGCGGTAGGCGAGGGAACAGACAACGGACGCCAGCAGACGCGCAATCACGGCTACGACGTGATCGTGGGCGGCTCCCTGTTCAGCGACTACTCGAAGCATCCGAACCGCCTCGTAAAGCTGCCGAAGCTGGGGATCAATTCAACCGCCGCCGGGCGCTACCAGTTGTTAAGCAAGTATTACGACGCCTACAAGTCCCGTCTTGGTCTGCCGGACTTCTCTCCGGCATCACAGGACCAGATCGCCCTCCAGCAGATCAGCGAGCGTAAAGCGCTGGACGACATCGACGCGGGCCGGATCAAGGACGCCGTGAAGAAGTGCCGGACCATCTGGGCCTCCCTGCCTGGCTCCCCATACGGTCAGCGAACGGAGACTTTCGAGGACTTCCTGGGCTACTTCCGCGCCGCTGGCGGTAAGGTTGCAGACGAATGATCGCCGCCCTCCGCGTGTTCCTCTCGACTCACTGGCGATCGCTGCTGCTCGTCGTTGTCGTGCTGCTGGCGCTGGGGGGATCTTTCTGGGCTGGCTCGGCCTGGACGGACCGGGACTGGACCGCTCGCGACAATGCTCGGATCGCGAAGGAATCCACCCAGGAAGCGAACGCACAAGCCGCCGCCCGTATCATTGAACAAGGCCGGGCCATTGCCCGCGAGGAGTCCGTAAAATATGCGAACGAACAGGCCGCAAAAGCTCGCGCCGCTTCTGCTGCTGCTGGTGCTGCCCTTGATCGGTTGCTCGAACGAGCCGCCAAAGAGAACGCCAGACGCGAAGCCGCTGATCAGACCGCTGCCCTCGGAAGGGCGTCAGGGGAAAAGACCGCCCGAATGTATTCCGACTTGCTCCGAGGGACTGGAGAAGCTGCTCGACGGTATGCTGATATAGCGGAGAAGGCGATCACCGCCGGGGAGGTCTGCGAGTTGAATTACGACGCCGTGGAGCGTCAGCAGTAAACAGGGGGCCAATCGGCCCCCTTTTTTATGCGTATGGGATGAAGTAGGAGAGGTGATTCTCCAGCCCGGAGGCGTCCACCTTGTCGAACACTGCCGGGAGTGGCTCCCACGATCCGCCCGTCGGGTCAGCATCCAGCCAGACCAGATCCCGCGCTTGTACCTGGGCCGAACCAGGATCCGCGATCTTCGTCAGTAGAACGCCGCCGCGCTCCGGTAGGTCCTGCGAGTGATAAAACATAGTCGGCTCCTTATGCTGCCGGGTTAACGGTTACAGTGCAAGAAATGCTCTGGATGGTTTTCGGCGGGTTCGTGTTGGCGCTGGTGGAAATGCAATAATACACGCCAGCGTCGCCCGCTGCCGGGCTTGCCTTCGATAGCGTGGAGGTCGCGTTCCCCGTCCCGCTCGACGTCCCCGGCCCCTGAGAAACGCCATCCTTAAACCATTCATGAGTATACGGCGCAAGGCCCGTAGCCGCGTTCACGGTGACGGTTAAGGCGTCGGCGGTCCCCACGGTCCAGGTGTCGGTCGTCGGTAGGTTGACGGAGTAGGCGATCGCCTGTTTCGTGCGGATGCGCTGAGACTGGAGCGTGGCCCCGGTCGCGTCGGTTACGACAACATACCAATCACCGTTACCGGATCCGGGTTGAGCCGCTGCGGTGTAGTTGGTGATCTGGAATACCTTCGACTGGGCCGTGGCGTTCTGCGCCAGCGTGATCGCCGTTCCGACTCCGCCGCTAAACTTGTACCACTGATAAGTAAACGGCGCTTGACCTCCGGCGACTTCGACCGTCGCGGAGAACGTGCTCCCCCCAGGGACGAAGGTCGCGGCGGCATCGCCACCAGCCACTCCCGGCAAGTCCTGAGTGAAGGACATCGGAGTGTAAACGTAGTACGGCATGAAGGCGGAAACCTTCGCCGCGTCCAGACCTGGCGGATCTGATTCTAGGTAGATCACCGGGCGCGAGGCTTTCGCCGGGTCGATTACTCGGCCCAGTTCGATCCCGCCGCGCTGGGTGTTCTCGTGGTAGGTCCAAAAATTCCCCATTGTCGGGTCCTCTCTTGTTTGGTTATACTGCCGGGGCATTGTAGATCATCTCTGGCGTTTAAACGAAAGGAGCCGCTTTTTAAGCGGCCCTTTTTTTTAGAGTACCATCGACACGCCAAAACCGATTAAAGCCCACAGCGCGGCGCTGGCTGCGATTACGCCCCATATAACGTATTTACTTCCGCGTAAGTCAGTCATGCTATTTTCCCCTCTTTCTTGAATTTTGCCAGGCGTCCGCGTACTGCCGGGCGCGATTTGTCGAGCCAGGTCGCGACGTGCTCGTGTGTCAGTTCGTCGCGGGTCACTTCATAAATCCCCGTAGTCTCTGCGATCTCCACCACGTCCTCCGGGGTCAGTTTATCCTCCCAGAAGCGGACCAGCTTCCGGTCCTCCTCCGCTGTCCATTGCGTGTACGTCCGGCGGTACGCCAGGGAGATCCCCAGCTTCGACGCCTGGACCTGCATCTGGCGGAAGTTGCGTTTTATCTTCTTCGCCAGGTCCGGCGCTGGCATGGTTCCAGCCAGGCGAACCAGTTCCGCGTCCTGCTCGTCAGTCCATCCGATAATCTTCGCTGTTACTTTACCCACGAGATCCCCCTTTGAGGTGCTTCCGGTTTTTGGTGTCGGCGATCGCGTCTTTGAGAGCGTTCTTTCCGCCTTTGGTCCCCGGCACGACGCGCCAGTGGTGCGGGTCCGGGTTGTTCAGGTACATCTCGCCGTCCGGCGTCTCGATCGATATGTCGGCGATCGCCTCCTTGCCGAACACGCGGGAGACTGCGCTGATCATGCCGTCCAGTTCGGCGGCTTTCGCCGCCTCCCATAACTCCCGGCGCGAAGTCTTACGGGCGATAACCATAAGCGCCTCGGATCAGTTCGCGAGCGTCGTCCTCTGCCTGGCGAGCCTCGCGCTTTAAAGCTGCTGTAGCTGCTGGCCCGGCGGCGTACATTTTCAGGCGATTACGGAGAATCATCGCCACCTCGATCAGGATGTGCGCCTGTTTCAGTAACAGCGGGTTAACCAGTTGAGCCTTGTTTGTTTTGGTCGGGAGTAAAGTCTGTTTCATTTCGTCGTCCTCGTGTTGGTGTGAAAGAATAATAACAAAGGATAATTGAAAGTGCTTTAGCAAAAAGTGCTATACGCAAAAAAGGCCCCGGAGGGCCTTGTGTCAGAATGGAGCGATCGGGGTGGCGTTGTAGATGAACACTGCGACGGCGAAGCCTTCGGGGGTGGCGCTGCGGATGTTCTTCGTTCGGGTTGAAGATCCGCCCAGCTTCGACCAGCCCGGATTATCCTTAACCGCCGGGACGCTCTTGTGTTCCGGCATCTTGAAGCCGCCACCGCACCAGATCCCCGTCTGCTTCGGGTACGCGTCCCGCGCCGGGTAGATCTCCGGGTATAGGCTATGCTGGTGATCCTCCGGCAAGTAGCCGCCGAAGTTGTAGGGGTGGAACCAGTGATCGCAAGGTCGCCACATCGTGGAGAGTCGGGAGATCTTCGGATTCTCCAGCATCCAGGGGACCGTCGAAGCGGGTTCAAAGCTGCCGTTCTCCACGCTGCAAAATTCCGCGACGTGCTTCACCATCTTAGCCAGCGCCACGGCCTTCTCCTGGAAGCGCGGATCCTTCTTGCGCTTCGCTTCCCACCATCGCGCCCCGGTACAGGTTAGATCGGTGCATTCAGCGAAGGACGCCACGAAGATCACGCCGGGGCCGACTTCCTCGGCGATGCGAGCCGCTTCCCTGATTGAGTTGTCCGCGTCGAACATCCGGCCCACTCGGATCAGGTTCGGCTCGTCGGCGTCTGGGTGGATCCCTGGCTCGTGCTGCCCGTCATACATCCAGCATTCCACGCCAGCGTCCAGCCACTTGTCCACCATGATCCGGGTCAGGTTGAATAAAAAGATCGCCTTATGCTTCACGTTTCAGATCCTTCTCGTAGTCGTCTGCGTCTTTCTTCGCGATAGATCGCCACTCTGAGATCGGGCGCGGGTCGTAGTCCTCCGCGAACGAATCCTCCAGATCTTCGGCGAAGTGCTCGGCCTCCTCGCGGGAGGCCACCAGCTTACGATCCATGAGTTCGTCCGCTACGCAACGGACGAAATATTTCCAGCGGTAGGTCTGATAAGGTCCCATGCTTACACTCTCGCGGGCATAATGATCAGGGTGGCCTCGCCGTCCGGCGTGGTCAGGTTCACGCGGATCGGCTCCGCTGCGCCGTTAAAGTTCAGTTTCGCAAAAGGCATCTTGATCCCGAACTTCTTCGCCAGCTTCTCGATCATTCCGAGGTAAGGCGTCGCCACGCCGATCTCGTGGACGGCCTTCGAGTTCTCGCGGGCCTTGTTCAGGAGTGCGTCCACGTTCGGATAATTGGCCTCCACAATGTCCACAGTCCCCACAGCGACGCGGGCCTTTTTGTGGTCCACTTCTTCGAGGTCCTTCGGCTTATCTGCCGGAATGTCCAGCCAGTACACGATCCCCGCGTCCGTGTCGATCACGGCGGAGAAGATCCGCCCAGTCGGTGGCGTGGAGATTGAAAGGATGATCCCCTCCTCCGGCGCGTTGACGAGCTTATGGGTGCTTTCCATGCAAACATGACCGTTAGACGTGCGGATCCGGTTTCCGATGAAGTGGAGCGCGTTCAGGTAGTAGCGGACGTCCTGCTGTCCTTTAGTCAGTTGGTGAGCGCGTAAGGCGCTTACTGGTGCATAAATAATCATCTCTGGGTCCTCTCGGTTAAATCATCGTTTTGCCTTCGAACATCATCTCCGCTTGGGTCAGATATTCAGTCTTGATCGGTCCGCGCTTCTTCGGCTTGATAACGAACATTACGGACGGCTTGCTGTTCTTCTTGCCCGCGACTTCGGTCCCTGCCTTCACGAACGCCACGCGCCCGGAGTTCTCGCCGTCGCTGGTGATATGGATAACCAGGCTCCCGGCGTCCAGCGCCTTCTTAAACCACGCCGTAGACGCGTCGGAGTTAAGGAGAAACACGGTCGTAACGTCGCGATCCTTCGCTTGCTGGATGGCCTTCACGATCCACGGAAGCGGCTCCGCGTATGGCGGGTTACACCACGCCAGCCCGCCCTCGGCTCCCCACTCCACGCCATCCTTGAGGGCGTCCGTCTTTTCGTCCAGGTAGACGTCGCAAAGGGCGTTAGCCTTCTCTGCCGCCACGTCGATCCCGAATTGCCCGAAGCGCTTCACGGCCCAGTCGAACAGCCAGCGCGGGGTCTGCCACTTCTGGCGGATAGCGTCCGGCGTCTTGGACTTGTTGAAGCGGCGACCGCTAACAGTGGTCACGTCTGCCGCTGCGCGTTCCGCCTCGGTCATGCCGTCCACATGGTCGATCGTGGTGGTGTCTTTCTCGTCTTTCATCTGATGCCCTTCTTTGGTTGGTGGTGACTAACGATAATTGATTAACTGTTTTGTGTTTTAACAAAAAGTGCTATTTGTTGACTGTTCACCATTGCTTTTAGCGCCCGCTGGTATCGGTCGCGCCCACTGGCCCCTCGTGCGGGGCCTTTTTTTTACCCGAACGCCCCGGCAAGATGCCCGCCGACGCATGGCCTCCCCGTCCTCTCGTAGCCGTACAGGAAAACCTCGTCCGGGTCAGTGTAGACGAACCGGATCTCCCGCTCGCCGTCATAGATCGCCGACGCCTGGACCGCGTTCATAGGCCGGAACGTCAGCCAGACCTCCGCCTCCCCTCGCGCCGCCACGTTCACCGCATGGACCGGATCCGCCACCAGATACACCGGAGCGTCCGGCGCTGGGTGGATCAGACCTACCGCGCCCCACGTCGGGCCACCAGCGGCAAACACCACGGACCTGTCGGAGCCAATCTTCGCCACGTTGCACCACGGCCCCAGGGATCCCCCCAGTGGGCGAGCGCATGGAACATACAGGAATCCGTCGCGCATCGTGCCTTTGCTCATGATCCTGTCCACGTCCTCCGGGGTGAGTTCCCAGTCCTGCGCGGGCTTGTCCTGCTGGCGGGCATACTTCCGCGCCTCCTTGACGATGGTTTCCCGCTTCTCCGGGGTGAGTCCGCCTATCCAGTCGCCCAGGTCGTTGATCGCCTCGTTGAACGGCTGCGATCGGCTGGTCATGAACCAAAACATGCCATCACGAGCGCCGCCACAGGAGCCGGAACAGTAGCCGAAGCCCTCCGCCTTCTTCGTCTGTTGCTTATGGCCCCAGCGAAAGCGGTCCGTCCCGCCACAGATCGGGCATGGTTGATGATTGCCGTTAAACGCCTTGCGGTCCCAGCCACAAAGATCGAGGAGTGCCTGTTCCCATTTACCGGGCATCGCCGCGAGAACGTCCTCTTTTTTGTAGATCGCCATATTGCCCTCCGGTTATTTCCCGGTTACTATAAATCATGCTTTAGTGATATTACAAGGGATAAACAATGTTAATGACATTGGAGAAACAGATCGAAGCGCTCGATCGGGACGCGATTCTCCGCGCCCTGGGAGATATGCCCGTTACACCATACGATCACCAGTTCGTCGCGTATGAGGCTTGCGCGGAGGCCATCCGTCGCTATCCTGGCCCGGTCATTGTGGACGCCGCCGTGAGTGCGGGTAAAACCATCATGATCTCCATGCTGGCCCGCCGGATCAGGGATATGGGTTTTCCTGCCATGATCCTGTCCCGCCAGGGGGAGATCATCGATCAGGACTTCGAGGAGTTGAAAAACTTCGGCGTGAACTCCTCGATCTACTGCGCCAGCCTGGGCCGCAAGTCTGCACACTTCCCGATTGTGGTCGGCTCCGAGGGTACAGTGATCGGAGGACTCCGCCCAGGTCAGGCCCTCGCCCATTACGCGCCGCTGTTCCTGCTGATCGATGAATGCCATCACGTCAACATTGAGGACCTGATCCGCTCACAGGAGCGCGTGGTCCCGGAGTACCTGCGGGACGAGAAAACCGGGGAGATCATCCTGGACGGCTTCGACGAGCCGACCATTATCGGCGAGCACAAGGGCGAGACTTACGAGGAGATGATCGAGGCGGGTCGCTCCAGCTATACGATCATTATCCGCACATTCCAGCAACGCGCCCGCGAGGTCTACGGGAAGGAACTCCGCATTATTGGCTACACCGGGACGCCTTACAGGGGCGTGGAGTCCATCATCCAGCCCGACCTCGAACAGCCCGGCTTCTGGCGTAAAAAGGTCTGCGAGATCTCGACCGAATACCTCGTTAGCGTCGGCGCGGTTGTTCCGACTCACTTCGGGATCTCCAATCTCCACTACAACCTCGACCAGTGGCGATCGTCCGGCGAGGATGGCATTAAGGAGTTCACGGACGCCGAAATGGACGCCATGCAAAAGGCGATCCTTAAGGACAAAAAGCTCACGCATGAGATCATGGCGGAGGTATACGCCATCGCCCAGCACAGGAACGGCGTGTTAGTGACGTGTGCGGGCGTGAGACACTGCAAACAGGCTGCGGAGGCCCTTCCCCCTGGTACGCCTTACGCCATCATCACGGACGACACGACGGGCAAAAAGCGCATGGACATTTTGCGCCGCGCCAATACCGGGGAGATCAAATTTATATTCCAGGTTAACGCCCTAACGACTGGCGTTAACGTCCCGTTCTGGGACACGTCCGTGATCCTGCGGAAGATCGGCTCCCTCACGCTCCTAACCCAGCTTTTAGGTCGTGGTATGCGCATCCTTAAGCCGTTCCACATCGCCGCCGGGGTGACGAAGGAGGATCACCTGGTCCTCGACTACGCCGGGACGCTGGACGAACTCGGATCCCTGTATTTCTCCCCGCTGCTGGAGGCATATCAGCACAGCGCCGACGAGAGCAAAGGCGAATTAGAGTTAGACTGTCCGAAGTGTCGCAAGGCGGGCCACCCTACGCTAAACGGCAAACACGCCCGACGCTGCCGCTACGTCGATCCCGACACTGGCGAGCGCTGCGAACACTTTTTCCAGTTCATCACCTGCGACGACTGGAAGGACGCCAGCGGGCGCAAAGTGGTACAGAAGGGATGCGGCGCACAAAACGACATCGTAGCCAGGATCTGCCGCTGCTGCGGGAACTCGCTCGTAGATCCGAACAAGAACTTAAGCCGGACCACGTACAGCAGGGACGACTACTACAACGTGAGGGGCTTCCGTCTGGAATTGGCGCGAGGGACTGGGGGGATCGCCTTCCGGTACGAGTTGGAGAAGGACGGCGATCAGTTCGTGGCGTGGCAAGTATTCTGGCCCGGTAGCGATAGCCCACAGGCGAAAAAGGAATGGCTCCACAATGGGATCCTTAAGCACGTACTGGACGGAAAGAAACGGGCCGACATCAAGAAGCTACGGACGCCCCAGGAGGTCCTCGCCTTCGCGCCGTACTTCATGGCCCCACTGAAAGTTACCCACCGGAAGATCGGCAAGGGTAAAGACGTTATCACTAACAAAGTATTCATGAATGAGGGTTTTTAACATGCCTGTATTAAACAAAAAGACTGAGTTCTGGCGCGAGTTCTACCTGGACCACATTCCGACCTACTCGCCACACGAGGACGTCGAACAGCAAAACATGGCGAGTAACATCCGGGAGATTTACGGCGATCCCCACACTGATCCCGACGCGCTTCTGGCGTTCCACCCAGTAAACGAGAGCGGCGGCTCCAGCGATCCCCGGTACGGGGCGAAGTTAAACGCGCTCGGACGCCTTGCCGGGATCTCTGACTGGGTTTTCCTGGAGCCTCGCGGCGGCTACGGCTTCGCGCTGATCGAGTTGAAGCGGAACAATCGCGGAAAGTCCCGGTTAAAGCCGGAACAAAAGACCGTCCTCGAACGAGCGCGGGCGCGTGGTGGCTGGACTGCTGTCGCATGGGGTGCGGAGGCTGGCCTGGCGGCGCTGGAGTATTATCTCAATTTACCAGTTGCAAACATCACGAAAGAATGATTTAATGCCTCTCACATTCACCAGTGAGAGGTCCCAACAATGCAAACGAACGGATTGATCCCGGCGCTCCCGTCCTACGACGTCGCGGCTTCGATGTTTATCGACGCCCGGAGCGCCGACCAGCTTACAAACGAGCAATACCACGAGGACGAGATCTACATTACCGGGTCGAGCCTCTGGACCATTTACAGCAAATGCCCCGCCGCCTGGCGTTTCCAGAAAGCACAGGAAGCCGCCAACAAAAAACTAAACTCCGCCCAGAAGCCGCTCACGTTCGGGACCACTTCCCACACGATGTTACTTGAGCCGGAACGCTTCGAGCGCGAGTTTTTCCGTCTGCCTAACCCGGAGGACTTCCCGGAGTTGATCACGTCAGTAGCGAAGATGCAAAGCTGGCTAAAGGAACGCGGTCAGAAGGGCTACTCCAACAAAACCGCCGAAGAATTGATCGCTATGTGTCGCGCCGTACAAATGCCGGGCGAGACGCTTAATATCTGGCACGAGATCGAGGCGCAAGCCGTCAAAGAGGCGAACGGTCGCGAGATCGTCCCGGCGAAGGACTGGGACCGCGTTCACTCAATGCGCGACGTGTTGCTGGTCAATCATAACTACCGCCGGATCATTGAGACGGGCGTCCCGGAGTTGTCGCTGTTCTGCGTGATCGATGGTGTCCCGGTTAAGGTCCGCCTGGACCGCGTGACGGACATCGGCGAGATCATCGACTACAAGACCACGCAAAGCGCGGAGCCGGAGCGCTTCGGTCGTCTGGCTCACGATCTGGGCTACTGGTGCAAGATGGCTTTACAACATGACTGTTTCAAGCTGGCCTATAACCAGGATCCGGCGGGGACTAAACTCCTCGTTCAGGAAAAAGACGAGCCGTGGCTGGCGCTCATGAACCGATTAACGCCGGAGCAAATCATGATCGGGCGCTTGCAGTACAAGACCGCGCTCCAGGTGTTCAAACACTGCCGCGACTCGGACGTGTGGCCCGCCTACGCAAACGGTCAGGAGGAGATCGCGCTGACTACTCCGACCTACTTACAACAACGTTACAAAGAATATTTTAAGGAGATTTGATCATGTTATTTTCTGAATCACGCGCCGCGATTGTCCCGGCAATGGTTAAGGCCCGCATCGCTATGATGTCCGAGGCCAAAAAGAACACGGAAAATAATCACCTGCATAACTGGTATGCGGACTTGGGATCCTTCATCGCCACGATCCGCCCGGCGCTGGAGTCGAACGGCTTGATCGTCGTTCAAACGCCTATGCCCTGCACCGAAAAAAATAACATGCTCGTGTTACCGCTGGAGACGATGGTCCTCCACGAGTCCGGCGAGTTCATGACGGCGGTTATGGAGATGCCTCTCTCCTTCGGTAAGGGCGCGGCGGCTCACTCTGTCGGCTCGGCGATCACCTATGCTCGACGCTATCACCTGGCGGCGCTGTTCGGCATCACCCAGGCAGACGACGACGGCAACGCGACGAAGAAAACCGCCCGCCAGTGGATCGCGGATCTCGAATCGATCGACGACGTGGAAAAACTGGACGAAGCCGTGGGGAAAGTGGTCCACATGCTGGCGGACGACTCGGCGAGCGTGAAAGTCGTCAGGGATTGGCACATCACCAGAAAGGCGGCTCTCCGCGCCAGCGAGTCGAAAGGGTTTAACCCGGCTTCGGTTGTTAAGCAGAAAAAGACCGCCGATAATGCCACGGCGAAAGCACAGCCCGCCGCCCCGGTAGAGCCACAGCAGGAAGCACCAGCGGCGGAAGATAAACCGAATATTGAGGACTTCTAAGCATGGCATCACGCGGCGTTAATAAGGTGATTCTGGTCGGCAATCTGGGCCAGGATCCCGAAGTAAAATACATGCCGAACGGCGGCGCGGTGGCAAATATCACCGTCGCCACCTCCGAGTCCTGGCGCGATAAGCAAACGGGCGAACAGAAGGAGATCACGGAATGGCATCGCGTCGTTTTGTGGGGCAAGCTGGCGGAGGTCGCCGGGGAGTATCTCCGCAAGGGGTCCCAGGTCTACATCGAAGGCAAGCTCCAGACGCGCAAATGGACGGACCAGCAAGGCGTCGAGAAGTACACGACGGAGGTCGTCGTGAACGTCGGCGGCACGATGCAAATGTTAGGCGGGAAGCGTGAAGGCGGTCAGTCTGGGGGGAATGGACCTACCCACTCCGGCGGCGGTGGCAATTCTCGCAATTCTCCGGGCCGTGGCGCGACGAACTCGCAAAATCCGGGCAAGGGTAGCGGGTCTGGGTCTGCGCCTCGTGGTGGCGCTTCTGGAGCGTCTAACGAGCCGCCTCAAGATTTCGATGATGATATTCCGTTTTAACGGGTGAGGCCCTTCGGGGCCGATCCTCCCAGGAGACGACGAGATGAAACAATGCACAATTTGCCACGAATCAAAGCCGCCGGAGGAGTTCCACAAGGACAAGCGCCGAAAGGACGGAAGGGATCCACGCTGTCGCCAGTGCAAGAACAAGAATTACCGGAGTTATTACCACAGCGATCCAGAAAGAAAAGAGAGGATCATCTGTCACGCTAAAAAATATCAGCATGGAGAAGGCCGGGAGCGATCGAACGCTACAAAATCAGCCTATCATGCCAGGCATCCAAAGAAGCGCCGCGCTCATAGCATGGTCTATTACGCGCTAAAGACTGGAGAACTCCACAGGGGGCCGTGTGAGGTCTGCGGGGCGGAGAAGGTAGTGGGACATCATGACGACTACGATCGCCCGTTAGATGTGCGCTGGCTCTGCGAGAAGCATCATAAAGAGTGGCATCTGGTTAACGGTGAAGGGCTTAACCCAGAATAATTTTGATTTGCATAACGCTTTAATGAATAATCACGGAGACGTTAACCAATGAAGGAGCCGAACATGGCGGAATTAAAGGCCGTTTGCCTCGTGAAGCAAGTCCGCGAAGCGAAAGGCATCCAGCAAAAAGAATTAGCGGAGCGAATCGGCATGATCCCGCATCAGTTGAGCCGCTACGAAAACGGGCATGAATTGCCATCTGTTACTAACCTCTGCCGCATCGCGAAGGCGCTCGACGTCTCGATCGCGGATCTGATTGAAACAGGAGTTAACCATGACTGACTTTTTAGAACGCGTCCGCATCGAAAAGGCCGAACTCGAAGGCAAGATCACGGCGCTGTCGCAATTCATTTTTAACTCGCCGGGGTTCGCGAAAGTTAACCCGACGGAACAGCGTCTCCTCGTCGTACAGTTGGACGTGATGAAGGCTTACGCGGGCGTTTTACAGGCTCGGCTCGACCTGCCGCGCTAAATGTTAAGTTCGAATCGAGAGACAAAAAAAGGGGCCTTAATTGGCCCCTTTGCTTTATGCGGAGATCGGCGGTCGCGTGGTGATGGGGTAAGCCATCGTAAAGCGAGCGTTCGCCGCCACGCTACCCTGTAGCGCCGGGGTGAACTCGATCGCGATAGGTAACGACGTGTTCGCCGGGTTGTCCGTGTTGTCGTTATCGTTCAGCGGCTGGAACGGTGCGCGGGTGATCGTCACGGTTTCCTGTCCGACGCTGGTCGTGATCTTGATACGCGTCCCGGCGGTCAGCGTGTCAGTGTACAGCCACGGCGATCCGGTACTGGTCCCGGTCGGCGTCAGCGCACAGTAAACGCGTTTAGCGCCCGCTGCTGCTGCGCGGAGGGTGGACGCGCCAGTGTTCGCCGGGTAGTACGCGCCGAAGCCCGTCACCACGTAAGCCTTGAGCGCCACAATCCCCCCAGGACCATTAGCCGGGTCGTTGCTGCCGTAGTCGTAGACAAAGACCTGATCGCCCACGTCGAACTCCCGACCACGCGGGAAGAAGTTCCCATATCCACCGTGGGCCGTGATCTGCGGCGCGTAAGCCTTCGTGATCGGCGTCAGTTGAGCGCCCACGCGTCCGTCGAAGTTAGCGCCCTGATCTACCTGAATGTTGCAGTTCTTCACATTGGTGTACATGTAGCGCGGCTTGCGGTAGATCTCGCCCGGAGTCTCCGAGTAGAAGCCGTCAATATTCAGCACCGATTTAGTGAAGATATATAACAGCGTACCGGATCCCGCCTGGTTGTTATAGCCGCCCCCGGTGGAGGTATCGCCTAAACAGTCGGACGTGGTGCAAGTGATGTTTCGGAGCGTCGTCACGGTCCCCACGCCGAAGCACGAGAAGCGATAACAGTCCACGTTTTCGATCGTCGCGTGGTTGCTGTGTGGCTGGATCGAACCATAGCCGGGGTAAGCGTCTACCCACAGTTGCACCCATGCGCCCTTTGCGTCCACGTTTCGGATCGTGTAGTCACGGCAAAGCGTATTGTACTGCTGGGCGGATTGGTCAGTAGGTCCCGGCACCAGGCAGATCATACGAATGTCCGTGATCGGCACAGTCGCGGACGGAACAGGGGTTCCGCTTACGCCGTTGATCGTGAAGTTCTTCGAACCAGCGATATAAACGCCGGAGACGATCAGGCCAGTCCCGATCGACTTGTTGGCGTCCGGGTTTACGTTCACGTTCTCGATCACGAAGTCGGATCCGACCTCGACGTGGACACACTGGCGAACGCCGACGGCGGTCACGTTGCGGATCACGAAGTTTTTCGCGTAGTTGGTTTCCGGCGCGTCCCACGAGTACGGGCCAGCACCAGCCACACCGATCCCGATCCCTAAGTTGGAGTTCGCAAGCGTGGCGTTAGAGTTATAGATCTCGATGTTCTCGATCGTGCATCCTTCGGTAAAGGAGCCATCATTCACCACGTTAAGCTCGATCGCGTCGGAGTCCAGGTTCGTAAACGTCAGGTTACGCAAGATCATGCGGGTGATTTTGAAGTGCCCGCCCTGCTGGAAGATCCCCCCAGAAATATCATTAAACTCGCAGTTCTCGACGCGTAAACGCCCGAAATAGTCCTTGTTGTTGTCGCCTTCGACCTGGTTCCCCTGCATGACGATGGAGGCCACGTTCCCGCCTACCTTGCCGGAGAACTTGGAGTTAAGGATCAGCACGTCGTCCGACGCGTGAAGGATGCGGCATTGTTCGAAGCGGCAACGCTCGAAGTAAGTCCCTTTTGACCAGATAGAGCGGCGACGCCAGATCCCATCAAAAACCACGCAATTAGTGAACTTTGCGTTATTGCCGACCAGGTTCCAGATCCCGCCGACGATCGTGATGTTCTCTGCGGTGACGATCCCGGCGGTCGTGCCTTCCCAGTTGAAAGCGCGGATCGGGAGGTTATTCGCCTTCGCATAGTCAAACATGGCCTGAATCGCTTCCGTCTCGGTCGCATATTCCGGCTTGCCGACGAAGTTCCACGGCGTGATATAGCCCTGAATGGCCTGTTTCACGTTGCCGTAAGTGGTCCCCACGAACTCCCAGCCCGTCGAACTCTGGAGTAGTTTCCACATCTGTTCCGGGTCGTACTTCGTCAGGTTGTCGAAGTAGAACATCTGGACGTTGTTCCGGTCGCGGACGTCGAGAGAGGTCCCCGGCTGCGTCAGGACCTTGACGACTTGCCCGTTATAAACCGGATAGCCCGCGATCCCGATCTTCACAGGCTGCTCGATCTGGGTCAGGGTTCCGTCCTCGTTCAGGATGTAGACCGGGACCTGGTTCTCCGGCTGCGTCGGGTCCGTGTCGGGCTGGCCCACGTAAAGCCCACCGTCCGCCACCGCCGCAAAGCGATCGATGCGGAGGAATGGGACGGACGGCATAGAAACCGCCGAAAGCGTGTCTAAATCGGACATAATGCGCTCCATGAGAAGGGGGCCACCTGGCCCCCGTTTGTTATTGCTGCTGCTCGTTCGCTGCTGCCCTGCCGCCAGCGCCGGAGAAGAATCCGACGATCCCGGCCCGGTTTACTGCGGCTTTCTCCTCCGGGGTGAATGCCTCATACAAGGCCCGCCACTCTGGGGAGTTTGCCGCCGCTTCCTCGGCCTCGCGGACGAACGTCCGGCCCGCTGGGGTTAGCTTCCCGGAACTCTGCGCGGCTGCGGCTTGCATAAGTTTGGAGAAGTTCGTGGACGAAAGCAAATTGTCCGCCAGCACCGAACGAGGGACGCGAGCGCCCCGCGCTGCCTGAGCCGCTGAGAGGGCCGCATTACCCGCCGGACCTGCTGCATAGAACGCCGCCGCATGTTTACCCAGCCAGCCCGCCGCGCCGTACAGCTTGGACAAGACGCCGCCAGCGCTCGGATCGTCGAAGCGCTTCACGAAGTCGGAGATCGATCCCGTCGTCGTGGTAAAGCGTTTCGCCCGGTCGATGGCGTTCGCCACGCGGTAAACCTGCATCAGGCGCACACGCTGATCGCGGGGTAAATGCTTCATGACGTTGCCTAACGTCCCGTTTGCCTGGGCGGTCTTGTACCAGTCCACGAAGCCGGGGATCGCGAAGGTATCGCGGGCGCTACGTGCGCCCAGGGTACGCTCCAGCGCGTTAGCCACTACGTCCTGTTTCAGGCTCTCCGGGGTTGCAGCCATCAGACGGTCCCAGTCCTTCGCGCTGCCGCCCTTTTTACCCAGATTCAGGATCGCGTTCTGCACTTTCCCGGTGATCGAGTCGGTAAGGTTCTTTCCGAGCGCGTCCTGGGCGATCGTCTCCAGGTCCTTACGGCGTTTAACAAGCTGTTTAGCCACGTTCCAGTCGTCCGCCGCGCCGTACTGGGCCGCGACTTTCTCCTGGTCGTCCGTCAGGCGGGCGTAAAGCTGTTTAAGCGCTCCCGTCTCCTCGTCCTTGAACGGGCCGGATTTTTTATTGAGCGCCTGGCCTACCTGCTTACGAAGCGTGTCCAGTCGGGAGTAAGTCGGGATCGTCGCCACGTCCTGATCCGGGAGGCCCGTCACAGGGTCCACCTTGCCAGGCTTCGGAGCCATCCAGTCCAGCGCCTTACGCTCTGCCGTTGACAGGTACGCGTCGCCGCCTAACTCGTCGGCTTTCGCCGTCAGATAGTCCACGGTACTGTCCGGCCTTACTTCGGCGTTACGCGGGATCTTCGCCGCGATCGCGTTATAAGCCTTCTCCGCCTCGTCGCCCAGTCCGTCGATCACTGCACGAGTGCGGGCGGTAAACGCCTGATCAATGGTCTGCGCGTTCATGCTGCTCATGCTGTCGATCAGCTCGTCGGCTTTCTCGCCTAAGCGGGCGATCCCGTTTAGCTGCTGCGTCTCCAGGTTGGAACCTTTACGGCTTACAAGCTGCTGGATCGTGCTGCGGAAATTGGTGTCACGCGCATAAGCCGCCGGGGTCAGTTGGTCCTCCAGTCCCAGATCGCGGGCCGTCTTGAGGACCTTCTTGTCCACGTCCGCCATGTTCGCCAGATCGATCGCATCGTCAGAAGCGCGGAGGGTTTCACCGTTCGCGCCCTGCACAGTGCGATCCGGCGTCAGTCGGAACTTGCTCGCGTCACGAGCCACAGCGTCGGAAATGCCCGCCTCGGACGCCTGGGTGGATCTTGCGACGTCTGCCGCTGCATCTGCACCAGCGCCACCAGCGGCCCCAGCTTCGCCCCGGAGAGCGTTCCACAGCCTACCAGCGCCACCGATAACAGCGCGGCCCACAGCCTCGCCAGCGGGCGCTAACGCGATGTTCGTCAGCGTCTCCTCCGGGTCCCCACGTCCAGCGGCCACCGCGCCGGGAACGGCACGAGCCGCCGGAGCCGCGATCCAGTTCTGGACGGCATCAGCGAGGCGAGTCGAGAAGGTAGCCACGTCCGGCGATTCACGGACCAGTCCGAGGAGTTCGGTCGCCGCCTGAGCCTTACGAGGGCCAGGCAGTGGCGCGAGCATATCCCCGATCACGGTCCCGATCTGCGCGTATTTGTCGGTAGGCGCGAGACCAGGGATCCCCCCAGGCGTGATGGTCGGCGCTTGGGTGTCCTGGTCCACGACTCCGGCCCATTTGCCCGCATCGGTCACGGCATTGGAGATCATGTTCGCCAGCGAGATCGGCGTGTTCAGCAGGTCGATCCCCGTCTGAGCCACGCCGCGAGCGCCCTGATCCAGCGAATGGAGAACGGTCTGGCCTAACTGTTCCCAGTTTCGGGCGGCTTCTTCGTTTGGATCGGTTTGTCCGGGCTGATTAGCTCCGCTCTGGACTCCGTTACCGTTCGGCGCTGCCGCCCCTTGTGCGCCATCAGATCCCGCTTGATTAGGTGCATTGCCAGCGGCGACGGCTGCGACTTGTTGATCGGCTCCGGTTGGTCCGGCTCCGTCGGCTGCGGCTGCTGCTGGGGGTTGGTAGTCCCCGAATTGGTCGAAAACATTACCGCCAGCACTCGGAGATCGTGCGCTGGTTGCGTATTGAGTAGGTTCGCCGCTGCCATTGTCGCCAGCGCCTCGCCCAGTCCATTGATTAAACCGATCATCCACATATTGACGCCCCTCCGGGCCAGGTTCTGCCTGTCCCGCCAGTTGTTTGTCTACGTTGCCGGGGCCGTCATGGTAAGCCTGGAGAGCGGTCCCCCAGTCTCCATACCTCTGATACATGCGGGAAAGGTACTGCGCCCCCGCGTCTGCCTGTAATGCTGGATCGTTTTTCAGCGCGTCCCAGTTGTAGCCCATATCCTCGGCGGTCCCGCGCATAACCTGAGTTAGCCCGGTTGCGCCTTTCGAGGAGACGGCGGACGGGTTGCCGCTGGACTCTTTCCCCACTAATTGGGTCATGAGGCCAGCAGGGATCCCCCACTTCGCCCCGGCACTCTCCACCAGATCAGCATAACCGGATCCAGTGGATCCGGGTTGGTTTGGAATCTGATTAGGGAGCGCCGTCGCATTTTTCGGCATGTTCTGATCAAATTGGTCGAAGATGTTCGCCATTTAAAGCCCCTCCGGTAAGAAACCGTATTTTTCCTTAAATTGCGCCTTAACGCTAGGGGTAGGGTTCTGCATCAGGTAATTAATAGCCGCTTGCGCGTTCTGCGCGGGGATCCCCCCAGCGGTCAATTGCCCGACTGCTTCCTGTTTGGCGTCGTCTCGTGCGATCTCCTGGCGGTAGGCCTGGACTCGCCCGCCCTGGTTCTTCTCCAGCGCTGCCTTGCCCTTCTCCAGGCTGGAGACATAACGCTGGATCACCGCCTTAAGCTGATCCTCGCTCATTTGTCCGGGGTTAGCGTTCAGCAGGGCATTAGCCGCCGCCTCGCCTTCCTTCTCGGTGACGGAGCCAGTCCCGCGCAAGGACTCCATCCCGGCGAGTCGCGCCTGGCTCTTAAGCTGATCCAGGGTCTGCATGATCTCCGCCGTGTTATCGCCGCCGCCAGTAGCCGCCGACCAGAAGCGGTTTCCGTAGCCGTTAATCCCGGTCACGAAGCCCAGATCCTTACGGTTTAATAGCTGTTTCGCCAGTTCCAGCGACGTGTCGATCGGGGCCACCGTCTTGTCGTAGGTCTGGAGAAAATCGCGTTTCGTGTTCAGGCTGTCCTGTTGCGCCTTCTGTAGCGTCTGCTGCATCTGGGCGCGTTTGATGTCGTTCCCTTCCTGCGCGATCTGCGTGTTCAGGCGGTCATTCTGTAGCCCGATGTAACGGAGGTTACGGTCTGCCGCCTTCGCCGCCGCGTCGAGGTCCTGGCCCCTGATCGTGGTCTGGTTCTTCATGATCTCTTTCGAGTAGTCCAGTTGATCCTTGCTGGTATTGCTCGCCAGGTGGAGCGCTTGAACGGAGCGTTTAAACGCCTCCGGGTCCTGCGCCGCCGTCTGGTAGGCCACCTGCGGATCAATTCCCAGCGCCTGGAGCGCCGGGGCGTTCTGCTGGACGAATTGCTGGGCCATCTGCGGCCCCTGCGAGATCGCGACGTCCGCCTGAGACGCAAGCGCGGCCCCCTGCTGGCGGCGAATATCATCCACCAGTCCGAGACGCTTCTGGAGCGCTTCGATCTGGGTCGGGTATTTGTAGGCCAGTTCCGAGATCTTGGACGGGTCGCCCTGCGCCGCTTGCCAGTCCTGATTAAACGCCGCCATCTGGTCGCGCTGGGCTGCTGCGGCTTGCATCGCCATTCCCTGCTGTCGGTTCTGGATCTGCTGCGCCGTGTTCGCCTGAATCTGCCCGATGTTCTGGAGCGTGTTAGTCCCTGCGGCCTGGATGTTCTGGAGGTTATTCCACAGATCGCCCGGATCCGAACCGCCACCGCCGCCTAATAATTGAGCCATTAGATCATCCCTCCGAACATACCGCCGAACATGTTAGTAAAGCTGTTGACGTCCTGCGCTGCGCCCTGCGCCATCTGATTGTTAGCCGTTGCTGCGGTATTCCACGGCAAGGCCGCTTTCTGGCCCAGGATCTGGCCTTTCTGCCCTGCGAGCGCCGTCAGTGCGTTAGTGGTCCCGGTAGCCGCTGCGGACTGAGCGCCAGCGCCGGACAAGCCCACGTTAACCAGGCCTAAAAGCTGGTTATACATATCCTGCTGCTGCGCTTGCTGCGCGTTCAGGTAGTTCTGGCCCAGCGTCGGCGCGATGGCTGCGAGGCTGTTCCCGGTCGCCGTGGATCCGAGGCCCCCGGTCGCTTCCGCGCTGGCAAGCTGAGAGCGTCGGGCCTGTTCTTCCGCCATCTTGAACTCGTTCCCGCCGTAGTAGTCCGAGAGTAACGCCTCCCGGTCAATCGGCTGGCCCGCGATCGCAGTCAGGCCGGGGATAGCGTTCGTCCCTGCCTCACGGAAAGGACTTAACCACTCGGCCTGTTGCGCCTGTAGCTCGCGCTGGTAGTCCATTTGTTTGTCGGTGGCCTTCTGCTGCTGCTTAAGGGCCTTATTCGTCCCGATACCGCCTAAAACGGACGAGACGGCTCCACCGATCCCGCTAATTGCTCCGCCCATTTGGTCCTCTCCTCATGAAAATAATTTCCGCCTCTCTGCCGTCCGCCAATTGTACAAGCTGCGGCGGACTTTCAACAAATCCGACTTTTCGGACGACGTTCCGGGCGTGACGGTGGTCCATCAATACCGGGACGCGGATCGCATAGTGGCCCCAGTGTGCGAGGAACGCCTGGCAAGCCTCGCGGGACCGTCTGCGACTGGGTGGATCCATTGCCATATGTCCATCGATCCCGCCTTCGTCGTTCGCCATGATCGCGAACACGCAACATCTTTCCCACAGAAAATACTTTGCCTCGACGTGGCGAGGCCACTCCGGGAGGCCCCAGGCGTGGAGGAGGTCCACGCCGAAGTCCGGGACAAGTTCGATCATCTCGCCATAATCCACGATCAGGTCCCCGCGTAGCCGTGAGAGAGCGCCAGCGCCACCAGCGCGGCGATCACCTGCCGGGCTTCCACCAGACCGTCCGCCAGCGCCTGGACCTCTGCCTGGCTGTATGCGCCGCCGACGGCATACGCCGCCGAACCGTCGATCCCGCCCTTCTTCGTGGTCCCGGTCTGCGCGGTCCAGCCAGTTTGACGTCCGCCCATTACCTTGACGTTGTTCACGCGGATCTCCGTCCCGATGGAGAGAGGCCCGTCCATGATCTGGAGGGTGTCCACGTTGTTCTTGATCACGACACTGTCGAACGCTTCGACCTGCTGGGCCAGCGTGTCCACCTGGTTCTCCGCTTCGGTGACGCGGGTCGCCAGGCTGGAGACTTGCCCCTCCAGGTTGTCGATCTCGTTGTCCTGCTGGTCGTTTCGGATCCTCTGCTGTTCCGCGATCGTGAAGGCGTCAGACGCCGATCCCTCGGCGTTGTTCGCGGTGTCCCCGGCTTCCTGCGTGAAGGATCCCAGGCGGACCAGATAATCCCGGAACGCCTGAGAAGTACCGGGCGGCAAAATGCCCGTATTAAGCTGCTGTAGAGTGTTAACGACTGCCATGATCCCCCCAGTGCATCAGGTCACACGGACACGCGCCCGCGAGAGAGTCGCCGGGGTCGCGCCAACGGTGCGAAGTTTAAAGCCGATGGCGGAACGGACGCGGCCCACAACGGGCAAGATAACGTTCTGTAGCCAGCGGTAAGGCGTGTTATAAGCGATCGTTCGCTCCTGCCCGTAGTTGATCCCGTCCTCGGTGGCGGAGAGCCAGATCCGGGAAGTGGTAGAGCCGCCCCCGGTCGAAGCGTCGATCCTAAAGTCAGCGAGGATCGCATTTTCAGCCCACAGGATCGGCGTGTACAGGACGATCTCCTGGTCCTCGCCGTACTGCGCGGAGTGGGTATTGTTCAGCGCTCCGAGCCATTTCCCCGTCTTGTCGCCGACGGTGATCCGGTTGCCCTCGTTCATGACGTCAATCGCCCGCCACGGCTTAAGCGAGAGGATCCCCGTCTTGAGGAATGACCATACCGGGACGCCCTGGGCCTGGCTAACGGGGTGATCGTAAACCAGCGTTTTGTCCGGTAGGTGGACAATAAGCAATTTATGCGTTTCATAGCTGAGTGACTCCAGTCGCGCCGCCTGTAGCTGCTCCACGGTGTACCCGGCGAGCATCTTCTTAACTTCCGCGCTGGCGATCTCCGTCGGAGCCGCGCCGGGCTGCATGATGGCGATCGTGTACTCCCCGGAGAATGGGGACGTAATAAACGCGAACGTGTCCAGATAGGCGCAAACGGTTTCACGTCCCAGCGTTCCGGCCTGGACGGTGTAGGAGGGCTGGTTCGCGTAGACGTTCTGATCGTCCCCGGTCAGGCCGAAGAACTCGATCGAGGCGCTACCGAAGCACACAACATAGTCATGCCACGAGCGGATCGCCACGATGCCGTCCGGCATGGATTCAGCGCGATACGCCGGGGCGATCTTGTCCGGCTTCGTCTCGTCCTCCAGGTCGGAGATCCAAAAGGTGTCCGTCCCCTTCGTGGAGAAGATGAAGCGCTGGCGGAGGTGGCAAACGTCGTTAATGTCGCCCCACGAGTAAATCGGCGCGTCCTCTCCGGTCCAGTTGGAGAAGTTCGTCACAGTCCCGTCGTAGCCGACCATTAACAGGCGGTTATCGGTCACAATGCCGATCCTGTCGCGGCTATGCGCCATAGGAGTACGGTCCACGCCGGACACGTCCGCCAGCGGCGAGCCTAAGAGGTACAGCTTGCCACCCATTACGCGGGAAGGTCCCATTTTGACCGTGTTCCATTCCGAGCCACGACTGATCCCGTCCACGTCGGCGACCTTATCGATCCCCGGCATGATCCGCATGTAGCCGTTGCCGCCTTTGACCTGTCGGGCGACCGCCAGCATGTTCTCCGGGAGTCGCGTCGTCCAGTCCAGCGTCTTATTACTGCGCCCGTCACCGTACAGTAACGGGATGTTAATCTCCTGCCCGCGCTCTGGGTTCCTCATTTCGCCGTCCCGTCATAGTAGAAACGATCGTCAGCCCAGAAAGGATTATTTCCTTCCCCGGTTGGCATATCGTTACGCTGTTTGAGTGATGGCACTTTGTAGAATGCCACTTTCACCACGTCCCACTGTTCGCGCAAGACCGCGTTTTGTTGCGGCGTTAGGTCGCGCTGCATATCGATCAGGATCCTTTGTGCCAGCTTGAGGCCCAGCGCCTCCAGCGTCCAAAGTTCCAGACCGGAGTCCTCGTTCCCGTCGGGAATGCCGTCCGGGTTGGTGGTGAAGATGTACGGCAGATCCACGCCGTCCTTGATCACCGAAGCCATGAGGGACTCCAGATCGCCCAGCGCGTCGGCTAACTGCTGGGGATCTGGTTGCATGAGAACAGCAGACGACGCGATCCCGCCCCGGCGTAACGCCAGGTTCACGATCTGGATCTTCTGCATGGTCGCCATAATTATTTCTTCGCCTTCTTGTCAGTCGGAACTTTCGCGCCGTCTACCTTCTCGCCGTCTTTCGGCTTGGATTCGTCGGCCTTCGCTTCCTGGGTGGATTCCTGAGCCTCTGCGCCGCTCTCTGCGGCTTTTTCCGCTTCGGTGGCCTTCGGGTCGTCTTTCTGCTCGGAGGCCGTAGCGGTCGATTCTGGGGCCTTATCTTCCACCTTCTCGTCCTGCTCCTTCTTCACCTGCTCGGCTTTCTGGTTGTCGGCGTCCTTTTTGTCCTGCTCGGCTTCCTTCTGGGCGGCTTCGGCGATCGCCTTATCCAGCGTGGAGAGTTTGACCGGATGATCCACCCAGAAGCCAGACTCCAGACGCTCGGCGGCTTCTTCATCCGGGAACGAGGCGCGGGCGTAGGGGCCGTCCGTGTGGTCGCGGGTCAGGACTTCCAGACCTTTGATGTTTTCCCCGGCGATGATAGCGGGGCGGGTGTAAATCATGGTCATAGCTACGGCGATCGCGGTCTTATTGCGTGACATGGTAGATCCTCTTGATAGGGTGATGTGTCGGGGAACAGTATAAGCCATAAAAAAAGAGGAGCCAATGGCTCCCCTTTGTGCTGCGCGTCGCGTCTTACTGGTTCGGCAGTACCAGGCCGACATATTCCGGCACGAGGACGGAAACGCCGTAAAGCGTGGTAAAGCGGCAAGTGGTGACGCCCGCGATGTGGTCGAAGCTGTAGGACATGATCAGCGTCGCGCCGTTCTTCGCGGTAGCGCGCATAACCTGCGGGCCTTGACCAGTCGGGAACGCCAGATTACCCAGCATAAGCTCCACGGAGCCGTCCGCCCACAGCAAGTTAGCGTTCGCCGCGTTCTTGTTGATAACGGTCAGTTCAGCGCCGGAGGCTGCGTTCGCGTCCACGTTGGAGTAAGGACGAGACGGCAGATCCGCGTTATCCGGCGGGAGGATCTGCGGGGTGATCGTTACGTTGTTGCCGGACACTGCCAGCACACGGAACACTTGAAGCTGATCAGTCGTGTCCTTGCTGATCATGTGGACGGAGTGAACGCCCGCGATAGTGAACGCGTCGCCAGCTTCCAGACCGTGACCAGCAGAAACAGCGATCACGCCTTCGCGGTTATCCACCGGGATGTCGTTCGCGTTCTTAGACTGGACTTTGTGCGCCGGGGCTGCGGTCAGGGTGATCGCTCCAGTCGGGCCAGCGCCCAGACGCGGAGAGATGTCCGTCTTGTAGGAGTCGAAGCTCGCCACATCCGGGATCTGCGCCTTCTCGTATGCGGAGAGGGTCACGCCCGCGACGTACTGGCGTCCGCCCAGTTCGCCCGCAAGGTCTTTGTAGGAGAAGGGGTTCCAGAAGGAACGACGGTTCACGCCTACCGGGATCCCGATAGCGGTCATTTCGGCATCCACGCCCGCCGCTGCGTTCCACAGGTCGCGGCCCAGGGTTCCGGTCGTGTTAGTGCCTACCGGGACGACGTGCGTCGCGTAACGTGCTGCGGCGTTGATCAGATCGGAGTCGATCTTCGCTGCGATACGTTGGCCCGCTGCTCGGCCCATTTCTTTCTTGTGCTCTGGGTCGCGCATTTCGCGAGCGTCCAGCTTATAGAGCACGTTCTGAGGTTCTTTGAACGCCGACGGGACCAGGCGCTGGACGATATCGGTCCCGGCCTTGCCAGTCAGATCCAGACCTTCCAAAATATCCGCGTGGTAGTGCTGCGGACGATAGATCACGTCCCCGGCGCGTTGCATCGCGGTATCATCCGGGCGGAATTTGGCTGCGTTCTGCGATACTACGCAAGACGCGTCAAAGCCTGCCACATAATTCTCGAATGCAATTTCGAGATCCTTCGCTAACTGGTTAGCCATTTATCCATCTCCACCGATAGAGTGTTAGTTTTACTTTTCAGCCCGTTTGTTCTTGGCTGCGAAGTATTCCGTATAATCCCCGGTCGCTTCCGCTCGTTTGCGAAGTGCTTCCAGTTGTCCGACGTTTGCGACTCCGTTCTGGCCCTTAACTTCTGGCGTAGAATTGAGATTCTGTTTCGCCTTCGGCTTGGAACCTGCGCGGGCCTCAATATCGCGGATTAGGTAGCCCAGCGCGATATGGTCGCTATTATAGGCATCCTCGACTTGCTTCCGCAAATCAGCGTTACGTCCCAGTACCATGACCAGCGCCGCCGGGTTCTTACTGTTGATCATCAGGCCCGCCTGTAACGGCTCCGGCAGTTCTGCGATCGCGGCTTCGGCCTTCTCAAAGCCCGCATACTTCTTGATCGCCTTAGCGCGTTCGGTCTGGTAGCGCTGCTGACCTTCGGAGAATTTCTTCCCGAACGCTTCGCGCTTCGCTGCCATCTCCTGCTCGCGCTGCTGATAAGCGGCCTTGTCCTCGGTCCACTTGTCCAGCGCTTCGGCGTACTTCTCCGGGTCCCAGTCGATCCCCTCGTCGCCCATCTCTGGCTTGCGGGGCATATCTGCGGGAATCTCTTTGCGCTCCTGCGCCGCCTGGGTGGAGGTCTTGAATTGTTTTTTCTGCTCGCGGAGTTGGGCGCGGAGATGTTTCACCAGGTCGCTGTCGCCTTCCTGATCATCTTCGTCCGTAGGCGCTGCGGTAACTGGTTGACCGTCGAACAGGAACTCCTCCTCCTCGTCCTCGGTTTCCGCGTTCTCGCCGCCTTCCTTCGCCTTCGGCTTGCCGTTCTCGTCCAGATCCTGCTCGTCCAGATCGGTGTCCACGTCGTTGTCGTTGTCGTGGTCCTGCTCGTTCGGGTCAGTGTCCGGGGTGTCGTCCGTGGCTTCCTGAGAGTTGCCGTTCTGCATAGCTTCATACGCCGCCGCGCCGCCGTCGTTCTCGGTGTGTGGTGCGTAATATTTCAAAAACATTTCACGGAATTTCATCGTAGATCCTCGTTTTGTTGCATACGCGATGTATTTCGCCCATCGGTGGCGGGTGTAAGTTTAAGCGAGGGCGGCGGGAAAATGCAAATAGGGGAGATCGCGATTAACGATCCCCCCAGGGTGGCGGGTTATTTCGTGGCGGCTTTTACGAGGGCTTGCGAGAGATAGAGCGCCTCGTGGTGCGGTGGAACCGAAGCGGGGATCACGTAGTAGAGCGCGACGTCTGGCCCTTCTGCGGCGTGGATCATCTCACTGGCGACGATCCTCCACTTCTCCCCCTCCTCCGGCCCCTCCAGTATGCCGTCGAGGTCGTGGCGTTCTTCGAGCGTCTGGCCCAGCTTGCGGAGGGCGGACACTCCCCCGCCCGGAAAGGCGAGGTAGTGATGGATTACGCTCATTGTGGGCGCTTCCCGATCATGGCTTGCCACACGAAAGTAACAGTGTCGGAGAATAGATCGCCCTGATCCTCCTCTGCCACGTCCTGGCATAGCTGATCCATCGCGCCGGGGATGGTGTCCCACAGCGAGGCGATCCCGGCCTCCACCTGCTCCGCCGTCGGCTGGAGGTCAACGGCGATCGGCGCTTCTGCCTTCTTCGCCATGTATTCGGCATCGGTCAGCGCATAGGCCGCTACGATCATGTTTGCGGCCTCGATCACCACGTTAGCGCGGTTATCCGCCGGAAGCCCTGGCGCCTGTTTGCCTACCGCTGCGGCGATCGCAGAAAAGAGGGCCATCTGGTCGAGGTTGTAGGTCGTTTTCATTGTTTCGTCTCTCTGGTTTTGGCCTTTAGCGCCGCGATCTGGCGCTCCAGTGCCTGAATGTGTCGATTATGGTCGGAGACGCGCATCCAGTCCCCGTCCTTGTCCTGCTCCATACAGTCGCCGAACGCCCCGCGCTTGTCGCCTACGGTGCATTTGTAGCGTTTCACGCGTAAGCCCCTTCGAACTGCGCGATCGACATTGGCGAGTAATACAGGTTTAACTCGTACCCACAGATCCGACCGTCCGGGCCGTTGATCGGCTCGCGGACTTTGATCTCCACGCGGCGAGCGGTGTCCGGGAACTCCGTCACGCTCACGATGTTACGGACCGGGAGGAGGTACTTTTCCCCGGCTGCGTCTTTGACTGCTATCAGTGATCGGGCCATTCAAATCTCCTTTGTAATGGTTTAGTGATGTGTCGAGGCAAAGAATAGCCCGCCGGAGCGGGCTTGTCTTTAGCTTTTCGTGCGGTCCGACCAGTTACAGGCCAGCTAATCCCAGTTGACGATCGGCGCTCTGCGATGCCTGGCGTTCTGCCATCTCGCGGGCCATCTGGTCCTCGCGCTGGGTGTGGCCCTGTCCCTGAGCCTTGAGGAACAGGTCCGCCTGTTTGTGGGCGTCGCTGTTCTGCTGGGAGACGTACTTCTGGAGAACGGCGATCGCGCTCAATAGCTGATCCTGCGGGATTGCCGCCGCCTCTGCCATCGTCTTGACCGTCTGCGCGTTTTTCAGTTGACCGTCGGACGCGGTGCTCTGCGCCTTGAGCGTCAGTTCTAAACGCTTGTTCTCCTGCTCCATCACTGCGGCCTGTCCCTGCTGCGCTACGCCCTGAGCGGCTACCATCTGCGCGTCCGGCTGCTGCTGGGCGGCTTGCTGGGCCTCGGCTACCATCGCTTTCTCCTCGTCCGTCTGCGGCTTCACGATGCCGTTCAGGAGAAGCTGGCGGCGGCTGTATTCCTTGAAGTCCTGCAAGCCTTCGCCGTCCATGTTCATGATGATCAGGCCCATCACTACGGCGGCGTTCGGGTCGCCAGGCTGCATGGACTGGAGGAGATTCGTCAGGCTGCGAACGGTTGCGACGCGCTTCGTCTGGGAGGACTCGCCCACGTCGGCCTCGACCTCATATTTCCCGCGCTTGAGGTCGTTAATCGCGATCGCCTCGTCCGTGTCACGATCGATCACTTTCCCGGTCATTAACACGAGATCGTCGGTCCCGTCCTCGTTCTTCACGCGGACGTAATTCTCCGAGCCGTAGACCTTGCGGGCCGCGCTGAGGTACACGCGCCCACAGTGGCGGAGCGTTTTCCCCAGGTTGTCCATGTAGAGAGCGCCCTGTCCGTCCATACGGGCGAAAATGGCCTCCACGGTTTCGGTCGCCAGGTTCGACGGTAACGCCTCCACCTGTGACGAGCCGACGATCTGCTGGATAGTGCTCCCGGTGTACTGTAGGACCGCTGCCAGCGCCGGAGAGAGCGGCGTCGATGGCGTGTAACCCAGTGGCCCGGCTTGCTGCACAACCTCACCAGCGGCGTTACGGAGCGATTTAGCGGGCAAGTATGCCGGGCGCTTCGTGTTACGTTCCCCCCAGGCGTCAGCCAGCGCTCCGGGAATCATATCAATGTCCATGATCGGGATATTGTCGCCGCCTGATTGCGCGGCCTGGTCCGCCATCATGGACACGATCAGGTTTTCCAGACGTTGCGCGTCGAGGGCCTGGGTCGCGTGACCGCTTACGCGCTCCATGTTGTCGATAAACGAGCGGCGGGCGTTGAACACGAAGATCGGGATCCACTCGAACGGGATCAGCTTCGGCTCCTCCAGCCATTCGCCACCAGTCATAAGTCCGCAATAGACCTTGCGGCGCTTGACCTTGCGATCCTTCTGGCGCTCCCAGCCTCCGGCCTCCAGTTCGTCCTCGATCTGCTCGATCTCGTCCTCGTCGTAGACCTCCACCTCCCCGGTTAACGGGTTCTTGTAGGAGATCACGGTGGTGTCCTCGATCTTCACCTCGTAGTAACGCGCCAGATAGATCGCGTCCTTCGTGGCCCAGTCGAATTGTTTCCCGGTATCGATCGCCATCAGGTCCTCCGGGGCGAGGGCGTCGGGATAGCGCTCCTCGTACTTGTCCGGGGTCATGCTGAATAGCTCCGCCATCCACATAGCATCACTGCGATCGTACATTTTGGAGTCCTGATCGATAAACAGGCACGAGGCCGGATCATAGATCGGGTAAAAAACAATGTGACGCTGTTCGTTGTCCGGGTCGAACTCGTCCTCCAGTTCGGTGTCCATGCGGAAAGCGCCCATTCCGCCCGTCACGCCGTCCTCGTAGGTGTTGTCCACGGCTTCGGAGCCGTTCGACTCGTTGAAGTCTGCGCGAAACTTGCCGTTCAGCTTGTCCGCCAGTTCTTCGGAGGCCTGGGTGTCCTTCGGGCGGAACGTGACGTTTACGCGGTTCAGGCGGTAGTCTGAAATGATGCGATCCACCTCGCGCCCGACCTTGTTTAGCTCAAATCGCGGGTATTTCTGGAAACGTTCATCATCCATCGCAAAGCCGGAGTTCGTGGAGCCTTCCCACTGAGCGCCAGGAATGCGGACAAATCGCGCCGTTTCGATCATCTTCTTGCGGCTGGTGTCCTCCGCCCCGATCGCGGCGCTTAATTTCTTCCGGGCGCATTCCTGCCAGTTCTGCACCGATTTTTTAACTCGTGCCATGATGTTCTCCGTGGGGTTTAGCGGTTGCTCGGCACATTATAGCCGGAATAATCTTCGTCTTTCACCGTCTCCGGCGGCTGCATCAACATGCAAAGCACGTCAGCCATCCCCGGCGACTTCATTTTGAGTTTGGTCCGCATCTGCGGCTTAGGCATCCTAGCAAATTTCCCGTTGGTGTTGTAAATGCGCGGAATACGGCACACTTCCGCCCTGAGTTTGGTCATATGCTCCCCGATCCCCTCGCTGTCCAGCGCGATCAGTTCGTCCGGGTTGTGATATACGCCCTTCACCACGGCCTCGTAAGTCCTTTCGAAGCGCTTCCGTAACAGGTAGATGTCCTGGGAGCCACGGTTCGCGAACGCGTCGGCGTTCTTCTGGATATTGTTCCCGCTGGCCTTGTTGTTCAGCCAGTGATCAAGCTCCACAGGGTTGTCAGGGTGCTTCACGCCGTCCCCGGCGTTGTAACCGTCTACGAGGACCTTCGTCCCGGCGTAAGCCTCCGTTACCTGGCGGCGCAAGCCAGCGCCCAGTCCGGCGCGGTCCCACACGAACGCCTCGATCCCGTGGTCCTTCGCCGTGTTGATCGCCTTGTCTACGGAGTCGTTCGCGTCACCTTCGAACCATTCCTCCATATGCGTGACCACGGAGCCGTAACGCTCTCCGTAAGCCTTGTTATCCGCCCCGACGTCCGCCGGGTCGAGTGCGCCGATCCTGATCCCGGTCGGCTTGAATCCGAGTTTCTTGTGGGCGTCGATCGCCGCGTCGAACCACTCCGCCGGAATGATGGCATCCGGCACACTGTCATTAAAATGGCCTTCCCATACGTGATCGAATAGCGCCTTTGAAAGCGTCTGGCGGTCGAACTCCATCTCCGATCGAAGCTCTGGGGGGAACCAGGGGTTATCCGACCAGTTGACGCGGATTATCAGGTGGAGATCGTCCTCGTAGATGCCGTCCCGCTGGAGATCCTCCCAGAATGGGATCAGGAATCTCTGACTGAATGCGTCCTCACTGGAGCCGGGGTTCGCGGTGAACAGCATAATGCCGCCCGTTTCGCGCATGGTCGGCGTAAGCTGGCGGAGAGACTCGGCGGAAAAGGTCTGCGCCTCCTCGCCCCAGAAGCGACGGAAGCCGAACGCGGATTTTACGCCCGCCGGGTCCCTTGCCATCCCCTTAAATCGGATGATCGCGCCGTTGGTGTGGCGGATCTCCTTCTCCAGGATCTCGAAGCCGTCCAGACCGTACTCCTCGATCCGGTTGACGAGGAGCGGGTGGACTGAATCCTTGATCGATGCCTGGTATTCGCGGAGGCACATCGCGCTTGCGGCCTCGTCGTGGGCGTCTGCGTCGATGATCCCGCCGACGGTGAGCGACTTCCCGGAGCCACGGCCCCCGACCAGGATAATAAAGCGCTTAGGACGGAGGAGGATCGGGGTCAGACACTCCGCGATCGTGATGTCGTGCGGCTCGGAGGTGTACACCCATTCGCCGTTAACCTTCTTCATGTTGTAGCAGTGTTTGGCGCTGGTCCCGTCAGGCTCATAAACGCCATACACCAGGCCACCATCGCGGGCCACGTAAGACGCCCGGCCCTCCAGTCGGGCCAGTCGTGCGAGGTTATCCTTTCGATTTTTTGCCATAGC